ATGAGGGTTTGTTGTCCTTGCCAGAACCTATGTGCTCGAACTCGACTGCGATGCCTGCGATGAGTTGTTCTCTGTCCACATCGTCTGCAATTAAATCGTAGCCTCGTCCTTCTGTCAGCGTCCGTTCTAACAAATTTCTCATCGTATCCATACTATCTCCTTAATAAACTATCCATAATTCCATGAACCATACTCGGGTCTGTCGTCTCAATGATTGCGGCTCGTGCTTCTCTGTCTTCTCTCAAACGAGCTTCGTCTTTTTCCCGTCGCTCTTCAAGAGTTGTTTCTAACAGTCCGCCCAGGGACTCTCCGTGGATTTCATCCATGATTCCCTGCGAGCCTCGTGACGGTGATGCTTCTCTTCGTTGTTCCTTTACTTCTTTTCTGTCCGCACCTGGCATTCCACCAGGTAAACGAGTACCCAACGTCTTCTTGATTATTGCATCTCGAATGTCGTCAGGTACTCGGTCACTCATTACTATACGCCTACGTTGATTACTTTTGTAGCTGCAGCGTCTACATCTTCTGCAGTCGTTGCACCTTTTTTACAACCTGTGCAAACAATGCACAACATCAAACAAATCAACATGCCAATCACATAACTTCTCTTCATGGTAAAACTCCTTTAATTTTATGGTGTGTAAGGAATTATATTAACCGTCTTTGGAGAAACGTCTCCTGAACGAAGGTGTGTGCATCCCGTGAACTGAATCGCCACGAAAACAATTACTATCGATAAAAATACTGTCCGCACGTTTAGCCTCTTCTTCTTATGATAAGGTTACTGAGCCCGTTCAATAATGCGCTTGGCCTGGACAAACTTCTCCTTAATACCTTGAAATGCTTCAACTAACTTCCGAGTAGGCTCATCATTCATATCCCACTCATCAAGCTTGGTGAAACTATCAATGGCATTGTCCATATGACACAAGTCATGCTCGACACTTATCTGGGAAGCCTTATGCTTATTTTCCCCGAGACGAGCGGTCTTGACCATATCATGTATGTCTCCGTACATAGCCATTACGTTGTTCCTTTCTTTGATGGTGCTTTGGCCTTCGTCCGTGTTGCTCGCTTCTGCTTTGCGAGTTCGGTCTTAGCCTTTTTCTCGTCGAGAACTTTTATCTTTGAGAACTTGTCCTCCCATTCCTGGTTAAGGATGTTCTCTCCTTCGGTGTTCTCTGTGAGCTTTTTCTCTTCACCTTTTTTGCCTACGGTCGGAAGCAATGCTAAGAAATCAGAGTTCGCATTCTTTGCGTACTTCTCTTTAATCTTTGCTCGTTCTTTCTTCTGTTCCGCCTTGGCCTTAAGATAATCTTTTGCTTCTGCAATACCTTCACCCGTTTTAAGGAACGAACGAATATCAAAGTCATCAAGTTTTAAAATCTTGTTGTTAAGATAATCGAGTAAGTCGATGCGGTTGATATCCTCGCCGACAGTGTCCACGACCATAGAAACTAACTTGCTAACTACATCCGAACCTTTGTCCAGTGCGTCTTTTAGTTCTTCTTCTTCCGCCGTACTTGTCTCTGGCATCTGAACGTTAAAGAGCGACGGGTTTGAATCCATTCCCATATATGCTAAATGTATTTGACACATACGAGTTATGCCATCAATCACTGCCCGTTGAACTCTGCGGGACTGTCTAGCGAATCGTATGTCGTATCGTTCTAAAGCGCTGCGGCCTATCCCGCCTGGCATGTCCTCTGTGTAGCCACCAAGTAACTGAAGCGGTACTCGTAGTGCGGAGGCCAGCTGGTTTCTTAGCTCCTCAATATCTGTTATCCATCTGATGTTTGGTTCGCCACCAATTTTGTCCACCTGTAAATCATTAACGTCTCCCCACACAGGAATGATTACATCTTCATTCACTTGCATAGGAAAGTATTTGTCCTCGAAGTTTGCCGACTCACCCGTGTCCACAGCCCTGGCTCTCTTCAACAATGTCTTGTATTCAGTAATAAGTTCCGCTACGGATTCGTAGTTCGACCCGTCCACTTTAACTTTGTACACGTATCGTAAAAGGCCACGGGACAAGCGAGCGAGTAGTAAACTGTCCTCGGACAGTCTCAATCTTTTATACGTTGGTAATGCGTTATTTAAAATGCTTGTCCCGTACCTTGTTGATACTCTACGAACATCTGGTGCCATGATGTGGACAGTTGCAAATTGCGAGGCCGTCGGGTCATTCGCAAAGGGACGTTTCTTTTTCACCCCGAGTATTCTGAAGTGGACATAATCCCACGGCGGCATTAATGTCCTTTCGCCACCTCCCGCTACCATTCCGAACTGCGTGCGATAAAATCCTATGAGCCTACCGTTCACGTCAACCCTACCCATATTCATTGGATGGTCTCCGTCATCGATGTTTACTACACCTAGACCAGGTTCCCCGTGCATGCGGACAAATAAATCCCCGTACATAGAAACGTTCCACGCCCAGTCGAATATCTTCTCTTCGATACCGATTCTGTCCAGGAACCCGTTCAATTCGTTCTCAATCGTGCGTGAATCTGATTTCACCCAGACCGTAGCCCCCTGCAATGTTGAATACGTTGTGGCTACGTCCGCATACAATTCGACCGCTGCGCCCACAAGAGGATGAAGAACAGCCCGTTCTACTTCCTTGTATAGATTGAAGCGGTCGAAATTTACGTATGTGGATTTTTGAATCAGGTTTGAGAGTTCACCCATGGACACGCCCATGTTCTTGATTGAGTCCAGGTCTACTGCCTGAACGTTATCAAGATTCGCCACCGTGTCTGCTGGTATCGCTGGCTTAGACTTCCCGTGCCAGATTTTCTGTAGTAGACTTTTGATATCAGGCATTTACATTGTGTCCCCTCATTTGTTCATATAGTGTATATGCATATTTATCTGTATAATAAATAAATACATATGAAGCTACAAACCTCCCCCCTTATTTTATTAAATAGTATCAATTAGAATTTGATTATTAGTTAAGGATGTTTAACGAGGAGACGTAACTGTGCGAGGCCGATGTATAGTTTCCGTTCTACTTGCTTAACTGAGAGGGACAGTTTCTCTTGTATTTCCTTCGTGGTCATCTCATCAATGAACTTGAGCTTTATTACTTCTACCCAGTCCTGTGGTAACTTTGAAGCTTCAAAGAGGAACTTTAAATCTAAGGCTGCGTGGTTCTCCCGATGCGGGTCATACGTTTTCTTCTTCAGCGCATTATGAACTTCGACGTGGTCTGAAGGATACTCTCGTGTCTTGTGTCTGTACGTTTGCTTTACCTCAGCCCAGACGTAGCTTTGAATCTTTGCGGGTAAGAGGTTGGAATCGAATCCTGGTTTGATTCTTAAGAACGCTTTTTCCATCCCTACGATTGCGACGTGATACATTTCCTGTATTGATTCTTCGTTAAGCAAACTGTTCGCTCTTCTGAGGTCTCGGATGATTTTTACTAAGAGCTTGTCAAACTTTGCTAATAAATAATATAATAGTTTGCGATTGTTCGTTAACTGGTATTCGTAAATCATCTCGAGGCATGTGTCGTGGGTCATCGAGTACAGGTTTGTGTTCATGTGCTATAGCCAGCCTCTCTCTAGTATTTCGATATCGCTGTCCTTTACGGTCACGAGCACATCATACTGCATAGAACACTCTGAACACGTTGTCTTTAATTCCGTGTAACTAATCCAGTTGCCAGGCTCCGTAGTCATAAAGACCCGTCCGATAACCAGTCTACCATGCGTAGTCTCAGCAACAACCAAGTCTCCAATTCTTATTTTCGTATTGTTTAACATCTATCCCCCTACCGTAACTTTTTCATAATATCCTTCATCTTGTGAACTTGTGAGCCTGTCCCTTTGAGTCCTTCGATTTCCCGTCCGTCATTTGTCTTGAGTAAGATTCCCGTCGGGTCATCCATTGCACTTGTTTCTTTAAGGATTTTGGTGAGCTGCTGTATCTTTTTCGTGTCGATAGGTACGTCTGCGGATTCTATACAACTCTGCACCGCTCCGACTACCGCATCCGATACGTCCTTTGAGCCTTCAACAACTACCTCCCTCATGTCCCCGTCTTCTAAGAACACGACGTCCGTGACCTCCTTCGGGTGGTCTATCTTTCCTTTGTCCACGTCCCGCTCTAAATTCCTGAGCTCGAAGAGGAGTCTATCATTCTTGTGTGAGACCCAGCGCTTCTCATACACGAGGTTGCGATAGTTAACGTACGCCTCGTCTGTTTTGTCCACCGAGAGATACTCTGCGGGAATCCCGCTCTTGTTGAATATCTGCAGCGTGTCTTCTGATGCGAGTCTTAAATCTGAAGTGAACTTTGCAATGCGGAACCCTACGGCCTTTAAGTCGAGGACAAACTTCCTCATCTTGTGAATAGGTATTCTGTCCCCGTCTCTCGCTTTGATTCTCATTTCAAAATCTGTCTCTATCACGGGAAGTCTTACCGAAGAGAACGTTCCGTCTTCTTGTTCCTCGTTCCCCTCAATCCAATCTGAGATGCCGCACATCGATAATCCTAATGCATCTCCCGTGAATGCTATGTCGCAATGAATGTATCGGGGGACAGAACGTGGCACTCGTATCTTAGCCAGGTCAAGCCACATCATTAAGCTCACGTCATCCTCGAGGCCAATGACTATTGTTTGACGCTTCACAGGGTCTTGTTTTGTGGCGTCGAAGCAATCCACGATGAACTTCTCTGAAGCGAACAGCTTCCGTCTGCGCAATCCTGCAATCGTTATTCCCGCTAAGTCCCGCAGCGCACCAACCAGGTCTCGCCCGAACTCATCTTTGAACTCTACAGGTACTTCTACAATGCGATACCCGTCACCCATATACTGTGTCCGCTGCTCCTCTGTAATGATGACAGGCGGATTGTATGCATCCGCTACTGCTACGGGGAACCGAACACCGCTGAAGTGTGTAGCGTGCTTTGCATCCCAGAGTGGTATGTCGAATATCAAAACCTTCCCGCTGCTCTTCATCTTTGTGATGAAGGTATCGATGAAGGACATCTCATCTTGCTTTGAAGCTACAAGAAACAATCTCCCGAGCGTGTGTTCATCCTTTACGAATCGTGATTCAAAACGTCTGACCGTAGCTTCGTATGCTTTAAGCACCCGCACCTTTTGTTTTGCTGATTCAGTTGGACTGTCCACTTCATCCATCATCCCGCACACTACGTCTTCACCAACGGTGTTATGAACAAAAACACCCGCACTCAATGCAAAATTATGGTGACCCTCAACAGTTAAATCATATACATCCTCAGTCTCGGCGCACCATTCAACAGATACTACCTTATGATTATTTACTTTGAGACAATCAAAGTACGCATTACCTTTGCACTTCCCAGAAAGTAAGGCTCTTTTCTTTTTCCCTGCGTCGGTCTGCCACCATCTCCGCAATGTATTACTGCGCTTATCTTTGGCCTCCTTTGTGTGTGCAGCTTTGTTCCCCTTTAAACATAATCCATTCTCATTGTATACTTTCATTCTCTCAGATTGCTGCTTACGTCTTTCTGGCGTCCACGACCGAATAACGCCTTCTCTATTCTTGCGCAACACTTCGGGGTCTTTCTGCCGAATCCTGTTAATTCTACCAACCTTAGCCCGTGCTTCTGGGGTATGGCATGTCTCTCGTATATGTATAGCGTGCAATTTACTGTGGCCTTTCCCTGTCATATACTTAAGATTTGTTGGCTCATGGTTATGCTTATTAAAGTCTTTATGGTGTACCACAATACTTTTCTTAAATCTCCCACGACTATCTCTTAACTCTGCAGGTATTTCCCCAGCCATTCTCCGATGTGTGTATAGCCATTTGCCTGAATGAACATCATAAAACTGCTCGTAATCTCCCGTACCCTTCTGTCTGTATAAAGGCATGAGACTATCCCCGCATGAAAGATGTTGTGCCTCCTTGTATTCCCCGCTGCGCAAAAGGAATGGATGGTCTGGTGTGCATCTAATAACTTCATCATTATCTAATGTTACTTTGACTATCGGCACATCAATCTTTGTCTTCCCTGCAAACGTTACTCTTCCTGGAACTATTTTATTCTTACTAATATCATAGGCATACACCCAGTGCTGTTTATCTTCAGTGGCTATCTCTGGAATAGTTAACTCTCTACCATCAAGCAATGACACCCTAACATCAGAAGTAAAACAACCAAACCCTTTTGCGTATGGTGAGGCTAAGATGTAAGAAAAGATAGGGAAGTGAACGCTGGTCACGCCGTCCTGCTTTGTCTTCATGCTGCTGCGAAGATGGTCACAAAACCATGGCGAGCTTGAGAGAAATGATTGTAGCTTTAAATATCCTCGGGAGTCTCCGAGAGATTTAGTGAGGTTGAAAAAGCAGAGCGCCATCTGTGCAGATGAAGCGAGGTTAAAGAACTTCCACGCATCCTTAAGGCAAAGGATACGATACATAACATACGCCAGTGCGATAACACTGACCGTTGACTTTCCTGTTCCGATAGCTCCCGTGAGCACGACAACTATCTTTCTATCGTCACCGAATATTTCCTCAAGCGCATCATGCCAGACAGTATAAATGAGGCGGCCTTTGTTCGTCGCCCTACCTAAATAGTATTCGTCCTTCAAAAAAGTAAGCACGTCTACTGGGTGCTCGTTGTACTGCACCCCGCACATGTGGTGAAACCAGGTCTTTACCGTACGTTGTTTTTTGGTAGCCATACCTATTTCTTTTCGGGTTCTTTACCATCA